ATTCCGCAGTTTTTAAAATAGTTATTGCTTTTGGCAAAATTACGATATAACCAACTCTAGTAGTCCATCTTACAGCTTCTCTGTCAGAAGTAATAAGATTAATATCACCACCATCAGCAACATTTCTTACAATTCCAGCATCAAATCTTTTAGCTTTCATTTGCCCTTTTGTGGCATAAATACAAGCTTTTTTCAAATCTCCGAAAATTACAAATCCAGTTTCAGCCGCAGTATCAGTCTTTGATGGCATTGCTTCAACTTCTACAACTGGATCACCCCAGATTGTAGCAGGTCCACCAGCACTAGGCTCTTGATAGATGTAAGTTCCATCAGTAGCTTTCAATTTTCTGATATAACTTCTAATCGTTCTATGCATATAATACTTAGAATTAGATAATGCTCCTTGTGGAGTAGCATCTCTCATATCAAGTAAATCATCAGCATCAATGCTTGCAAAAGTAGCACCAGTCATAGACACAGTATTAACACTTGCATTTTCTAGGATACCAGTGAATGAACCGTATGTTGAAGTCCCGTCGCCTTTAAAAAATGCTAAATCAATTTTTTTAGCAAATCCCTCAGCAACTCTGCCAGCAACAAATGAGAATAAATCAATTTCAGTATCTTCCATTAATTCAGAAGTTAAAGCAACAATAGCAGTCAATTTCTTCAATGCTAAAGTTTCTTGTCCTAGAACAACTTCACTAGATAGAATTGAACCAGTTTCATCAGTCCAATTAACTGAAACATCAGTCATTAAATCGTTGGCTTTTAAATCACCTTTTGATAAAGTGATGCTCATCATCTCTCGTGCCGCAACACCATACTCAGTCATTAAATGTCTAATTTCAGCACTTAACTCACTATCTACAGTGTAACCTGCGTATGGAGTACCAGTTGCATCAGTTGTCATTTCTTTCAATAAAGTGTCATCTTTTTTAAGGATGGCAGTCATCATTCCTTTAACTTTTGCACTCAATTCTCTAGTTTTATCAATTTTCTTTTCAGAATAAGCACCAATTTTCTTAGCCATTTTTTCCTTTTCTTCTTTCATAAACTCATCAACTTTTTTCAATACTTTGTTGTAAGTTTTATCTTCTACTCCCTCTAATAATGATTTTAGTTCAGCTTTTACGCCGTCATCATCACCATTATCATCATCACCATCCAAAGCTAAAGCTTTTTCATAGTCTCCTTTTAAAACTTCTTTTTCATCTTTTGAAAGACTTTTATAAGAAGTTTCGATTGATTTTTTTTGGCTAGCTGTAATCGCGTTAGCTTTCAAAATCTTTTTTAATAACATCAATAATTCCATATTATTTTTTCTTAATCTTAATTAATTCCTTAAGGCACTTGTTAATTACCTTATTCTTATCCGCTTTATTTTTCGCAAGGGTTCTCGTATCCACTCCGCCAATAAGCTTGATAGCTTCACAAATTTTATTTAATCTGTTTAATTGTTTTTTATTTTCTTCTTTTACTGCTTCCAACCATTTTGATTTACCGATATTCATACTCTCATTAGGTTTTGGGCTTCCCATTACTTCCATTTGCCGATTAGTAAACCACTTTTTAGCGTCATCTATATTCCAGCCGTCATTTTTAACAAAGAATAGCATTTGGACTGATTTGTTTTCATCTTTTGGTAGATTTCCAACTGTTGCCATTATTTGCGGAAAACTTTCTTTAAGCGTTATTTTTTCCATTGTTCCATCCCCAAAATGTGCTATATCTTTAACTTTAAATCTTACAAACTCATTTGTTTCATCCCAGTTTTCATATTCTTTCGTTTCGATAAAGGCTGTTTTTTCGACTTCATAATTGGTTGGCTCATCTGATTTTTTGTCATCTCTTTGCTTTTTATCCTTTGCCCGTTTATTTTTGTTATTGTCATTTTTTTTGGTAGTTTTCCCATTATCTTTTTTAGTTTTAGAATTTTGTTCATATAAAATATCTATATCAATTCCTTTAGCTTTTGCTTGAACTAAGGCGTCAGCATTGGCTGGAACTGATACCACACTAATTTCTAATAATTCACTTTTAAGAATATTATTTTTATCATCAAATTCTTTCGGGATAAATCCAATTGAAAAAGCATTTAAATATCTGCCTTTGATTAAATCAAAAATAACTTTAGCTTTTGGATTTTCATTAACTGCAAATTCAATTTTCCCTTGTAATTTTCCATCAACAATTTTTAACCCTTTAGATTTTCCGATTACACTCTCTGCGTTGTGGTGGTCGTGGCTATCAAGGATAACGGGATTTTTCTTATACGCTTTTAAATCGAAGTTTTGCATTACGATTTCGCCGTGTCTATCTTCATTCTCTGATGAAAATATCCCATCAATAATGGCTTTTTCTTCGTCTATCTTTTTAAGTTTTAATAATGTTTTTAAGTATTTTGACATATTTTTATATAATTTTAATTAAATTTGACATCTACATCCTACAACTTCGCTTGCTTTTTGCCCTGCTTCTCGTGGATATTGTAAACCATTTTGGAATGGGTCATTTAAAGCTTTTTTCTGTCCGTCTTGCTCTGCGTGGCTATGTCTTACATTCTTATCTCCAACAGTTACCCATATCTTATTCGGTACTTCGGCTTGATTGTAAGCCTCAAATGTTCCTTTTGTCATTGCTCCTCCGACTTCCGTCCTAGCTATTAAATTTGATCTTCCTTTCGTTATCACTGCTCCGCCGTCCAAATATGAAGCTTGTATTCTTTTAATTAATTGTGGTCGTGTTTCTTGCAATTCAAGGCTTTCAGTAAATTCTTCTTTTAATCTTTCAAAAGTTGTATTAGTTATTTGTTCAGCAAAGACATTCGCTTTTTTATCCAACCAACTAGCAATTTCAGCACTTAATATAAATTTATATCTTTCATTTCCCAAAACTGTATATGTATCAGATCCAGCATCCTGTAAAAACTTTGTTAATAGTGGCAAAAATTCAGTAGCAGTCAATTTAATTTCTTGATTAATGTTAAATGTTTCATCAAGCAAACTTTTCTTTCTGAAAACCTTAGAATTAGCAGGTTGTATATTATTAATCAATCTTTCGCTTTGTGCTTTGAAAAATCTATCTAAATATTTAATAAATATCTTCTCATTTTCTTTTTCTCTCGCAACTTTTAGTTTACCGTATGATTTTCTTAAACTTTTATCTTCTAATGGATTTTTATAATTTAATGCTTTAATCTTTTTTTTTTGATCTTCTGTTTCTGGTTCAGCTTTTGACATTCCGAAAGGTAAAAGTATCTCATCACCGCCTTTCATTGGCCCAAGTCCAATATTAGCCCTAGCCTCATTTTGAGTAATGTAAAAGTTTTTCATTCCATTATCATTAATCTTCAATTTAACTTCTATATTTTCAGGTGTTGGGTCTTTGTATCCTATAATTAATCCTTTAGTTAGTTTCAATGAACTGCTTAATTTTTTAACTAAATTTCGTTGAAGTGGTGCGATTACATCACCTAAAAACATTCTTCTTGACTCTTGTGCATTATCGAATTTAACACCGTCCACAGTAGCGAGCATAATTTTTGGCACTTCTGTCAGAATACAAATATCATTCAATGTCATCCCTTTACTTTCTAAATATGCTAATTCTGTTGGTGTAGTCATTAATGATTGAAATTTAGCTTTCCCCCCCATAAACAACGGGTTACCGACTCTTTTTGCATCTGCGTATTGCTCAACCCAAGACTTTTTTGCATCCTCAATTTGAACTTTTGTTAAATTATCAGAGTCAAAGCTCATTATCCCGTCAATTCTTCCGCCGTTTCTCAAAATATTCTCTTGATAATCTGATAGTTGATTTTCTGTTGATATTGCTTTTGATCCTGCTCTCAATAAGCTAGCTCCTTTTAATGGATTTAGTGGATCAAAATAATAACTTGCAATAATTTCATCAGGATTATAATCATTCTGTCCTCCATTAGGTTTATTAAATATATATTTTACAACATTCCCATTTTCATCAAATTTTCTTTCTACTAAATCAGGTCTTAATAAAAACATTTCTTTTACTTTCCCTGTTCCGCTTAAAGTTCCGTCTCCAGAAGATAAATAAATATAAACTGAACCAGTAGTGTCTTTATATTTCTGATATAATGCAAAAAATTCATTCTTTGTTTGTTCTCT